AGGTTTATCATTATTTGTGCTCTAATTATAATATTATCAAGAGATCCGCATACATTAGAATTGTAGATGTTGCTGGACTATTTCAATTAACAAAAACAGAAGTTCAAGAAATTTTAATTAAGTTGTCTAAAATCAAAGTTGATGACTATCCGTTGATAAGTATTAAAGAAGATAAATATATTTCTTTTGATATGCCAAGCCATAAACATTTTATTGAAAGCATAGGATTTAAAAAGTTTTCCAACAAAGGTTTCGCAACACTCAATAATCATTTCCAGGAGATACATCAAAAAGAATTAAACAAAGAATATTTATATCCAGGATTAGATCGCTGGGAGCTCCAGGACCAATTAGAAGATTTGCCAACAGAGGAGTTGAAGAAGATTAAATCAAATCAACTATTATATCCATGGGTACTTAGAGATGTTATCAAAGATAGAGCATGAACTTGACCACTATTTATTTGTAAGAAGAAACATAGTTAATATTTTAAATGATGCAGCTATCTGCGAAAGGTTTTTAGCATCTCCAAATAATAATAGATGTCCTAGCATGTACAAGGCACTAGAGACTTACTATGATAAAAAAGACTGGGGATATCATGTTGAGCCAAGCATGAGGCTTAGAGCTACTCCAAGGCAGATTACGAACTATGAAACAGCAATAGATCTCTTATTATTAATTGAAACAGATATATCAGATGATCCTTTATTGATGAGAAAGATTTATTGGATGAGAGCTAACAGATCTAAATGGACCAGCATTGGAAAGTATTTTGGTTATCACAGAGTAACAATCAAGAAGATGTATGAGAGAGTATTGGATAAGCTGTCAAACAAAGTTATAGTTAGTAGTATTGACATAATAACCAAAAAGTTTAGTTAATTAGTTAATCCTCAAATATTTTTATAAATAAATTCACATAAGATAATCTTAGAGACTTGAAAAGTTATCCAAGGTATGTAGACTAAAAAGTATTGATTGAAATCAGAATAAGCTAAGCTGATTGAATTAGTCTCTTCATACAGTTATTAGAAACAATGAAATTTAAACTGGCTTGCCAAACATTAACCAAGCAAGGCAAGCGACCTTGTATGGCTCCTGGAATACTCTGCAAGAATGGTAACATTAGATGTAAAGTACATGGTGGTTACAGTCGAGGTCCAACAACATTAGAAGGTAAAGCAAAGTCTGCTCAGAATATAATTAAATACAATGACCAAAGAGCTAGTAATAACAGAGAAGATATCTAAAAAGATTTGCCAAGAGTTAATGCTCGGTACTCCATTAGTTCGTATTGCTAGAGATAAGGATATGCCAAGCCTTACAAAGATTTATAAATGGATTGCTGAACACAAAGAGTTTGCCAACAGTATTCAAGATGCGAGACGCATTGGTGCTCAGTCATATATTGAGAAAGCAATGGATGAGCTCGAGCATGCTGACAATAGAAACATCATGGTCATTAGAGAGAAGGTTCAGTTAGCCAAGTGGTTAGCTTCCAAGTTAATCTCAGTCTATGGTGATCGACAAGAGATCAAGCAAGAGACATCAATAGAGATCAAGTGGACTACTGATGATAGAGATATCATAGATGTTAGTACTCAAGAGTTCGGTATTACAGACATCAAACAAAGTTAGGTCTTGCGTCATGAGGTTAGGATATAGAAAGTAATTCACTACTATTCACTACCTTGCTTAAATTAATTAATGATTAGTAGCTAGAGTTGTTGACTGTCTATCGATTGTTGACTTGTTTCTGTGGAGAAAGCTTTTTAATTCCTGGCCAGAGGCACCACACCACAAAAACTGGGCTGGGTATTAATACGTATATACTACCGATGCAACACACACACACAAACACATGTCTAAAAAAACTAAAAACAAATATCAGAACGTATCGGCATATAGCTTTACAACATTTAACAATGAGCTTGTCATAAGCTTTGATGGCTTTACTGAGCAGAAAGATATGTTTGAGTTTGCAGAGTTTGTATTTGCTAAAATTAAAATGCCATATTGGCAGACAAAGGAAGTTCCAAGTATTCATTAATGCAAGTTGTTATTCCATATAAGCCTAGGAAGGCTCAAGCTTTAATCCATGAGAATATAGATAGGTTTAGATATAGCTTACTATGTTGTCATAGAAGGTTTGGCAAAACGGTACTATGTATTAACCACCTTATTAAATGTTGCATGACAAACAAAAATCATCAACCAAGGTATGCTTACATAGCTCCTACTTATAGCCAGGCTAAGAAGATAGCTTTTGATTACCTGGTGCATTTTACGAAAAATATTCCTGGTATGAAATATAACCAAACGGAACTAAGAGCTGATTTTATAAATGGATCTAGGATTACTTTACTGTCCTCTGAAAATCCAGATAGCATTCGTGGAATTTATTTAGATGGCTGCATAATCGATGAGGTAGCTCAAGTTAATTCAAGTCTGATTAGTGAAGTAATAACTCCAGCTCTATCTGATAGAAAAGGTTTTATGATTTTAGTTGGAACTCCAAAGTCAATGAATAATATATTTTATGATTATTTTCAGATGGCTCAAGGAGATCCGAAATGGTATTTACATGTAGCGAAAGCATCTGAGACTGGCATAGTAGATGATGATGAATTAGCTGCTGCATTATCTGTGATGGGTGAGCAAAAATATTCGCAAGAATATGAATGTAGTTTTGTTGGAAATATCCAAGGCTCCATATATGGAGATCTTATTGCTAACTTGGAGGACAAAAATCAGATAACAAGAGTACCAATAGATCCAAGCTATCCAGTAAATGTTGCCTGGGATCTTGGTTTTAATGATGCCACAAGTTTAATATTTTTTCAGCAAATAGGACACATGATCCATATAGTTGATTGCTACGAAAACACTAATGAAGCTCTACCTCACTATGCAGAAGTCATTAAAGAAAAAGATTATGTAATAGGAACAAATTTTGGACCACACGATTTGGACCAGCACGAATTTTCGACTGGTAAAACCAGAAGAGAAGTTGCTTATCAAATGGGGTTAAAGTTTAAAGTAGCTCCAAGAATAGCTATTGAAGATGGCATCCATGCAGTAAAGATGCTGCTACCAAGATGTATAATAGATGTCGATAACTGTAAAAAATTAATTAATGCTTTGAGGCATTATCATCGTAAGTTTTCTGAAAAAGATAGAACTTACAAAATTAAACCAGTCCATGATTGGTCAAGCCACATGTCGGATGCGATAAGAGTTTTAGCAACTGGCATAACTGAAAATAAATTTAACCAAACAAAAAAACAAATAGCAACAGATATAAATTACGAGGTACTATAATTATGGGATCAATCTTTAAACCAAAAATTCCAGCTCCTCCTCCAATAGTAATGCCAGAACCAGTTGATGTTCCAGATTATGCAGATGAGGAAAGAGATGCTGCTGCTAAAAAAGAAATGTTAGCTGCTGAAAGAAGAAGAAAAGGCAGAAGATCTACTATCCTTACTGGAACTGGATTGAATGAAATTGAAGATGAGAAAATTGATAAGAAAACTTTATTAGGATAATTATTATGGGTGGTCCAAAACAAGCATTTAAAACATTGGTTAATACAGCAGTTGGTAAAAATATTATTAAACCAGTTACAAAAACTCCAGAAGAAGGAAAAAAAACCTCAAATGCTTTAGATGACAAACTTGCTGAAAATGCTGAAGAAGGCAATGAAGCTGCTGCTAAATTATTAACCAAAAGAAAAGGTAGAAGAAAAACAATTTTAAATACAGCATCTGGTTTAAATGATGATGAAGAAATCAAAAAGAAAACTTTATTAGGATAGCAAATGTTAAAGACAATAAAAAAATTATTTACTTCAAAACCTGAAAAGAAAAAAATTAAAACACCTAAGAAAAAAGAAACTTTTGTTTTGCAAGAAGAAGTTTTGGTTTTAGAAAAAGAAGTTAAAAATATTAATAAAGAAACAAAAGATACAAAGTCTAGTTTGACTTTTGGAGTATAACTATGGGTGGACCTTCAAGCAATAGCGGTAGTTCAGACAGTCCTAACACTACAAGATCAACAGTAACCAAAGTTAGAAAAAATCCAATTAAACAAGCAGCAGATTTTATTTCAAAAGGTGGAATAACTGGTGCTGTTATTAGAGGTGTA